TCTTAATAATGTCATAACTAACCCTTCTTTTCCTGCGTTTGGTGACATTAAAATGTTTTCGTCATTTGCCGTAAGATACCCAACTTTAAGTGATGATTTTTTTGGTTTATAAAATTTTCCTCCTGAAGGTAATTTAACCACATCGTGAGGTAAATTAAAATTCATTTGACCATAATCATTTGTATTTGCTTCCATATATATAAAGTTTTATAATTAAAAATAATCTTATTAAATCTTTTGTAAATAAAAAACCCACCTATTTCTAAGTGGGTCAAATAAATTATTTTAATTAATTAATATACTAAAATACATCTATCTGGTTGTAATGTCATATCAACAGTAACAATTTCGTCACCAGAATAACCAACATCACCAAATTTAGCAGCGGTTAACATACAACCTTGTAGTATCCATTTTTCAACAGCAACACCTGTTGGGTCTAACATTTCCAAATCAACGTCTTTTTTATATCCGGCAGCATATCCCATACGTCCTGTTACTGATTCAGCGTGTAATCTAACCCACTCCATAACTGCTTGTGAGGCAGAAGGTCCGATTGGGTCACGTAAAGTGACTGTAATACTATCCCATTTAAATTGTCCTGCAACGTATGTTTCAGTATTTAAAAATTTAATATCTTTACTTCCTATTGTGATACTTGGTCTTGATGCCTTTTCAACATACCAAGAATTGATTCCCAAAGATGAAGGGAAACTAAGTATAAATCTATTTTTTCTTTTAGGTTCATACTGAAAGGGCATTCTCATTAATAAATCTGCCATAACTTTTTAATTTTAAGTTTTTTATTTTATTATAAATATTCTGTTATTTATTTTTTTCTATTTACTTTTTTTTATTTTTCAAATATTCTTTAACTAGAACTTACTTTAAAATCTAGTTTTTTCTCCTCCTTTAGTTAAATATAAGTTTACTGGACTTTCTTCATATTCAGAACTTAAAAATTCTTTCATCTTTTCAATATTTCTAGGGTCATCATCTGAAAATCCAATAAATGGTATAATCTCATTATTTGATACGTCATTTTTAAATTGTGGTTTTTCATTTGTTCCCGTAAGTCTTTCCACTTGTAAAGCCATTTCCCTACAATAAGATATAAATTGTCTCATTGCTTTTATTTTTCCTTCTTCAGGATTTGCTGCACTACCTTCCCCAAAAGAAACAGGGTGAAACTTACATAAATCTAAATACTCTTCAATCAATTCTTTATCTTCAAAATACAAATCTTTACTACTTTCTTGTACATTTTCAGAATTAACTTCTCTATATTTTTTTAAATTTTCTATAAGTGTTTTAGAATTAATACCATTATGATTTGATAAAATAAAATTATATGTAGCCTCTTTTAATGTTTCAGGATTATGTCCTCTTGCGGTAATAATAGCAAATATAGACCCACCATTAATACACTCCACAAAATCATTCCATGAAGGTCCAGGTGACGCAACCATTGAGTCTATAATAAAATTATGATCACCTTCGGTTCTAAAATTTCTAAAAGGATTAGGGGCGTAATCAATAATTTTTGTTCCTTTATAGTTAAAAGGTTCAACACCTATCTGATGTCTATGTTCGGCAAAGTCTTCAGTTGACATACCGATCTCGTCCTCTTTATCGTTTAATAAAATTATTTTAGTTGGCATAAAAACAATATTATCGTCCCAATCAAAGGCATAATATTTTAAATCAGGTCTACCTTCGTCAGTAATACCTTCATTTAATTTTCTTTTAAAGACTTGTCTATAAACATGTTTTTTTAAATCCATCACTTTTTTAATCTTTTTAATAATTCTTCAATTTGTTGTTCAGTTAAAATAATGTTTTGTTTTTTATCTGAAAAAGTTTTTTTAGATTGTGATTGTAAACCTACAGTTTCGTTAATAAGTTTTTTTTCTATTTTCATAACTTTTTATTTTATAAATATATAAATGGGGAATATTTCTACTCCCCATTAATTAAAATTTATTTATTTTTATACGTCATCAAAAGATGCCCCTGTTGGTGTAATAACAAACTCAATGTCAATATATTCTAAAGCTCTTGTAGGTTTCAAATAAATTTTACCTGTTAGTGTGTTAGAATCCAAATCTTCAGGAGTGTTAGAGACAGTTACTCTAAAGTCAATTAAACCTCTATCTCTTCTAATTGAATCTAATATAGGATTAACTGCATCTAAGAAATCTTGCCTAACTTTATCATCGTTTTGTTCAAACAATAGTCTCACGGCAACAGCTGAGATAAGTTTTCTTGCTTGTAATAACAATCTTCTTACGTTAATTCTATCAAGTGCAGATTCTTTAACTTGTAAAGTTTTATTACCCCAAATAACTGTACCAACATCAGAGAAAGTTGCAATTGGGTTAATTCTACCCTTATAAAGAGTGTCTCTATCATCTTGAGTTAATTTTCTTCTAGCTTTAATTGAATTTACAAGACCTCTTGTATAACCAGCTGATGCGAACCAAGGGAACGCAATATTATCGGTTAACGCTAAGTTTTTAGTGACTTCAGCAGTTGGTGGAATATAAATCTGTGTATTATTAAAAGTGTCTCTTGTTAATAACCATGGATAATATGTTGCGGTGTAGTTAGAATCAATACCTGTGTTTTCTAAATTTTCTACAACTTCATCTGGGTAAATTAAACCTTCTGTAATGTCAGTGTAAGTAGGTAAAAATAAGTTAAAATCAGGTGTCGTTGCGATATAAATTGAATCGGCTCTATCTGTTTCAACCATATCAATAGCAGCCTCAACTAAGTTAGAGTTATTAACATAATCAATTCCAGGTGTTGTAAATACGTTAATATTAACCGCTTCAGGGTTTGCAAAAGTTTGTTGACCCCATAGGTATGCGTAATAATCGGTATTACCCCAATTTTCTTGATTAGGTCCTGATATTTGTTTGAACGCCCCCCATCCTGTTGATGTTGGGTATTGTACTGAAGGTGCGGCACCTTTTTTATATCCTGCCTGACCTAATTGGAATCTATCACTATTAGTTCTATATTCTCTATAGATATCCCAACCATCAAAACCACCATAAGGAAGTAAAGTAAATTTACGAGTATTTAATCTGAAGTAAGCGTTGTCACTATCTTGAGGCTCAGAATTAAACGGTGATACACCTACCTCAAATGCCGATTGACCTGAAGTTGTGTAGCCAGCAGGTATTGTAACAATAGTTGCTCCACTATCCATGTGGAAACCTTTAGTCATATAACCCCATTGTGCCCCTGTCGTATCAGTTGCTAAGTTTGCTGGAAGTTGTTTTCCTTTATATTCAAAGAAATCATAGTCAATACCTGAAATGTTTGAAATACCTAAGTATGCTCTTCTTGGGTTTTCTCCGTTAGAAATAACAGGGTTATCCGCACCTGATGATGAACCAAATGGTGGGTTATAAATTACATCACCTGGTTGGTAGTATTTAGTTTTATATACAACGAATGGTGGTGTAGAAGATTCATACTCTCTTGAAACATATCCCTCAAACCCACATGGTAATGCATCTATAGGGAACTCTTCACTTAATTCTAACATTATATATTTAGAATTTAACTGATATTCACCATTAGATGTACCTACTTTATTTGCTACAAAGTTATTTTGATTAGGATCCATTGAACAATTAGTAAAGCTTTCGATAACTCTCACATTTTGGTCATTATCAAAGAAATCTCTAACAAATACATCAAAAGTACCGTTATTAAATGAAATATTACCTATAGATATTTTTACTAATCTATTTGCCGCACTACCGTCTGAAATAAGTTTGAATTTAAATAATTTATAAACTCTATTACCTCTTAATTCAGAAACTACATATGGTGTTTCAGGTGTTTGGTATTGTTCTAAATAGAAACCTATTGAATCAGTATTTTCAGATCTAGCTTCAGGTAATGATACAAAATCACAATATAAACCTCTAACTTTACCTAATCTATACCCAGTTAAAAGTAGGCTTGAGTAAACCTCTTCAATAAATAAAGGAACTTGTTGTCTATCTTTAGAGAAGTTACCTCTTCCAAATACTTTAGATATATATTTACTGTCACTTGAAGTTAATGAAGTTTCAAAACTAAAAGTATCATTATCTTTAGTTGTTCCTGTTATTAGGAATGTACTATATGGGTTTTTAGTTACCCCAGAATATGTTCCCGTACAAACCATATTTGCATCTGAAGTACCACTTACTTCATAAACAGGACCATCATCAGAACTATAAGTACTTACTCCTCTTGATCTTAATGTTGCAACTACTAAATCATCATAATCAGAATATGGTGTACCTGAATATTGAGTTGCATAAATACGACAAGTACCTGTATAAGTTGTTGAAGTCGCCCCTGTCCCAAACGCGTTTAGTGCCGCACCAAAACCAAAACCGTAATAACTACCTTCACTAGCGGTTTTTGTATAGTCAAATAACGCATAGTACCATGGATCATTTGATGAAGAAGATAAATCAGCATCTGCCAAAATAACATTATCAACTCCAAATGTTTCAGTATAAGAAGAAGATGGTACACCATATAATGTTGTACCTGTAACATTATTAAATGTTCCGCCACTTACAGTACCCCAAAATACTGATTTACCAACAGTTGATCCTGATCCACCAGTAGCAAAACTGTTAATCTGTGTTGAAAGGAAAGTTCTAAAATCCTCATCTAAACTAGATGTTCCTCCATTAAATGAAGTATATGGGTTATAAAAAATACTAGATAATAATGATGATGGGTTAGTAATTGTTACATTTGTACTATCACCTGTAGTTCCTGTAAATTCTAAAGTATAAAATGCGGTATTACCCGTCGCTTCAATAGTTGATGGGTTAGGATTTGCGATAGTTGTTATTGACCAAGACGGACCAGCGTCATATCCAGATAAACCTAAAACTCTAGTAATAAACAATTGATTAGACTGTTGTAAATAAGCCTTAGCAATGTATGATGTTTCATATTTAGGTATTTGTGTATTAACAAATTTTTCAGGACTTGTTCCTCCAAAATATACTTGGTACTCGTCAAAATTAGTTATAAAAATAGGTTCAAATGCGGGACCTTGAAGGGTTTCTCCCACAATACCTAAAGTTGTTACCCCAACACTTTGGGCAACAAATGTCAAGTCTCTCTCTGATGTGTACACACCTGGTGAAACAAACACTTTAGTTGTAGATGCCATAAAACGTAATATTATTAATTTATGTTTATTTTATTATATAAATACAACAATTTTTAGCAAAATTCTTTTAAGATTTATAATAATTTTTAAGTAGTATGAAAAAGTTCTACCTTTTTTCTACCTTATAAAATATTTATTTATATATGAAAAAAATTAAAAATATAAAGATTTCTATAGAAACTCATGAATTATTAAAAAAATACTGCGAGGAAAATGGGTTAAAAATATATAAATTTTTAGAAAATTTAATAATTAAAACCTGTACAAAAGAAAAAGACATATATGGTGAATAATTAAATTAATATTGAATTTGTTTTAATTATTGATTCTTTTGTGTTATCATCTTTTATTACCGTAATTTTTAAAGTATCACCATTTGTTATTTGAATAACAGATAAATCATCCCCAATATAATTATTGTTAATATAAACGGAGTAGTTATTTACGTTGTCTATTGATGTGATGTTTAAATCTGCCGTGTATTTGAATACTTCATTTAATTCTGTATTACCAGAAACAAATAATAAATCTAAATCAAAACTATTCGGTCTTGGTGGTTCAATAACAGATTTTCTTTTTTTATTTTTATTTTCAAACTCAAAAAGAGTAACTTGTCTTGTTATCGCTGGGTTTACTTCATACTCCTCTTCATCCAATAAAAAACCCATTAATGTTATTTTGTAAGTTTGAATATAATATTTTCTTTTTTCTATTTCTTTAGCCGATTCATCTGAAGGGTCTTCCATTTTCATTGGCATGTAGTGACCTTTAATCTGAACATATGTTTGTCTTGATGTAAATGTTTGTAGTAATATTTTATTAAATTCATTTATTTCTCTCATTCTATTACAAAATATTTTAATATTATATGTAATATCCACAGGGACTGGTTGGGGTATTTTATAAACATTAGCACCCTTTCTTTGTCCGTCCCATGTTGGTACCGAATAATAAAAAAAAGTTTTTCTGTTTGGTATATTATATGATGTTCCTTTTATTGTACCAGCCTTAACTTCAGGTTGTCTAACCGTAATTATAAAAGGTAATGAAACATTTTTATCTAAATCTTGAAATTTCCATGTCTCTGTAAATTGAGACCAACTTTGAGTTGTTATGATTTTGTCAACAGTCGGTACTGTTTTACCATCAATATCTAATTTTAATTTTTCCTTAACAAAATCTAAAACCCCCTTATCTAAGTCAGCATGTAAAACTCCTTTTGGTAGATATGTACCGCCATTAGTTATTTCATCTAACATTTCTTGTCTTCTATCCTTACCAAATTTTGATGGTACTAAAGGAAGATCTAATTTTACTTTTTTAGGAAACCCCATATTATATTCCGTTAAATTCGTCGTTAGTTACAGGTGCTGCTATTATTGTTCTGTAATATTTTTTATAACCACCATACGTGTGTTTTAAATCTGAAGTAACTCTACCATCATTAACAACACTGTAGTATCTTACTTTATCTTCAGTTTCATAATAACCTAAGTAATCACCCAAAGAAATTTCAACCGCTAAATGATCTAAGTGTGATTGATAAACACTAAATGTCATATTACCTGGTTCTATTTGTGAAAGTTTTGATGTTC